AAGGCGGCAGGGCTCGTGCGGTTACCGTTAAGCCGTCGGCGCAAGTCATGGCGAACCTGGCAGGGTACGTCAACGCACCGGGCGGTAGGCGGGCCGGGATCGGCACGGCTGGAAGGTCATCGATGTCCTCGACCGGCAGGACAGTCGGCTCGCGGGTCGGTGCGAGTTCCGGCGCTCGGTCGTCTGGTGGATCGTCAGTAAGGATGAGAGTCAAGGGGTAGTGAGGAGGGGGTTGTGTATGTGGCACCGCGTGACCGGCTCGTCACGCTTCCGGAAGGACTGCCCGTACGCACCCTCGGCTGGGAAGCAATTCACTGGGCGTCAAAGTACCTGAAGCAGCCCGACGGGCCGAACGCAGGGGACCGCTGGGAGTTCACCGAGTCCCAGGTGCGGTTCCTGCTATGGTGGTACGCCGTCCGTGAGGATGGGCGCTGGGTCTTCTACCATGGAGTGCGCCGGTACCCAAAAGGCGCAGGGAAGTCGCCATTCGCCGCGGTGCTAGCTATGATCGAATTGCTCGCGCCTGTACGACTCGTCCGGTTCTCGGCCGACGTGCCTGGCGGATGTGTTGGGAAACGTGTGTCGATGCCGCTCGTTCAGATCGGCGCTTCCTCGCATGACCAGGCAAACATCAACACCATGCGGATGGTGCGAGCGCTTCTCCCCAAGAATTCGCGTATACTGCGAGATTATGACGTGGAGGCTGGGAAGACAATCTTCCACGTACCGGGTGGAGGCCAGCTCATGGTCATCACTTCGTCGCCGACAACGGAGGAAGGTGCTCTTGTCACATTTGCCATTCTCGACCAGACAGAGAGTTTCACGCCGTCGAATGGCGGTGTCGAGCTGGCCGAAGTAATGGACCGTAACGTCGGCAAGAGTGGATCGCGGATTATTGAGACTTCTAATGCGTGGGAGCCGGGGAAGGAAACAGTTGCTGAATCGACGTTTGATGCGTGGGTTGCGCAGGAAGAGGGACGACTCAAAGGCAAAGGCCGTATCCTTTATGATTCGCGCATGGCCCCTCCTGATGTCGATTTCGATGACGTCGCATCGATTCGTAAAGCTGTCGAATTTGCTTATGGCGATGCTTTTTGGGTGGACGTTGAGGATATTGTGGAAAACCGTATCCTGTCACCTCGCACACCGCTCGACGTATCGAAGCGGTATTATCTCAACTGGCCAGAGTCGGCAGAAGATGCCTGGACTACGCCGCAGAAGTGGGCGCGTCTTTCTGATCCTGAGTTTCGGATTGAAGATGGCGATGATATCGCTATGTTCTTTGATGGCTCGCGGACTGGTGACGCTACAGCTCTGGTTGGGTGTCACATGGATACTGGATTCATATTCTCTCTTGGCGTATGGGAACCTACGCCACGGAACCCAGTACCAGTCAATGAGGTACATTACGCTGTACGAGCAGCAAAGGAACGTTGGCATGTGGCTGCGTTCTTCGCGGACGTCAATGAGTGGGAAGAGTCTACCAAGATCACCTGGCGCGAGATGTTCGAGGAAACGGTTGACGTTTGGGCCGTCCCGTCCGGGCGCGATCCGCAGCCGGTAGCCTGGGATATGCGTTCGCACGTCGCGGAGTTTACGCACGCTTGCGAGATGGTGCTTGGCGAGATCGATTCTCCCGTGCCGTCGTTTAAGCAGGATGGGGACTCGGCGCTCGGTCGGCACGTTGCGAATGCGCGCCGTCGTCCTAATCGCTGGGGAGTTTCTATTGGCAAGGAAAGCCCGAAATCGCCAAATAAGATTGACGCCTGCGTTTGTATGATCGGGGCGCGGCACGCCCGGCGTCTCGCACTATCTAGCAAGAAGTATAAGGAACGCAAGGAAGCTGAAACCAAGAAGTCTGGTCGGAGGGTGTGGTCGTTCTCATGATTATCGGAACTAATGACGTCATCGATGTCGTGAACGCTGCGCTAGAAGCTAGGCAGGCCGAGCAGACTAGGCTTCGCCGGATCGGACAGTATGTTCGCGGCAAGCAAGATCCCCCATACATCCCGCGCGGTGTCAACGCGGAGTACCGCTGGATAGCCAAGAAGGCACGACGGAACTTTCTGCCCTTGGTGGTATCTGTCATATCTGAAAACCTGCATGTCGATGGATACCGGCCTAGCGGTACGACCGCCAACGAGATGGCCCAGCCTCAGCAGCCGGAGCCGGAGTGGGATGCCTTCCGGGCAAATCGAATGGTATCGAGGCAGCACGGTGTCCATCGCTCGGTGATTAAGTACGGTACAGCGTACACCATCGTGCTGCCCGGTACGATGTCATCGGACGAGGAACAGCTAGCAAACGTCCCGGTGATCAGGCCTGTTTCGCCGCGACGAATGACCGGGTTCTACGCGGACGAAGTTGACGACGAGTGGCCGCAGTTCGCCATAGAAGTTAATGTGAAGAACTTGCCCAAGGGCAAGCAGCAAATGATCGTCTACGTCTATGACGAGCTGAACAGGTATATTCTTCAGGGCAACGTCTCGCCGAACGCTACGACCTCTCAGCTTGAGCTAGCGGATGTCGACAATCCGCTGCTACAGGGGCAGCCGGTCGTCGCGGCGCACGGAATGGGGATCTGTCCGGTTGTACGGTTCCTGTACGAAGTCGACCTAGACGGCGAGGAAGACTGCGTTGGCGAGATCGACCCGATCATGCCGATCCAGGACCAGATCAACTTCGATACGTTCAACCTGATGATCTCTACGCAGTTCGCCGCGTTCCGCCAGAGATACGTCGCAGGCATGTCGCCAGTCGATGAGGAGGGCCGTGAGCAGGCACCGTTCCGGCCCGGCGTCGACCGCGTGTGGGCGTCCGACGATCCGCAGACGAAGTTTGGAGAGTTTGGTGAAACAGCGCTGCAGCCGTACTCGCTTGTCCGTGAGGACGGAATCAGACATATGTCTACAATATGCCAGGTTCCGCCATATCATCTTCTTGGACAAGTTGCCAACATGTCCGCCGAAGCGCTCGCAGCCGCCCGTGATGGTTTTGATCGGAAGGTCGAGGAGCTGCAGGCTGCCCTTACCGACCCGTGGCGAAACGTCTTCCGGCTAACGGAACTGGCTGCCGGGAATACCGCCGGATGGAATGATCTGTTCGGAACGATCGTCTGGAGGGATACGTCGGCGCGGGCATTTACCTCCACGATTCAGGGACTCGTCGCCATTGCTCAGCAGCTCGGCGTTCCGGCCCAGGAACTATGGCAGCGAATCCCCGGAGCTACCGCCGACGACGTTGCCTCGTGGCAGCTCGCGTATCAGAGGCAGCAGGCGCAGCAGATTGTACAGCAGATGATCCAACAGCAACAGGCCGCTGCGGCTCAGAACGTTCCTCCGGGATCGGTGCCTCCCGGACAGGCTCCCGGCGTCGGGGTAATCCCGGCTGGCGGGGTTGGTCCTGTCGGCCAGCCGCCGCCCGCGTTGCCGCCTGGTTCGCCTCCTGCTGGGGGAGGTCCGGCTCAGCCATGATGATTCCAGTTCCAGACAAGCAGGCGTCGGATCTCCTGTTCAGTATGTACCAGGGTCATCAGAAGCTGATCGCGGCGCGGGCTTCGACGGCTATTGGGGCGTTCTGGTCATCCGTGATAGATCCGGAGCATTTTAGTGACTCGTGGACGAGGCTTGCGCCGATCATTCAGGGCATCATTGATACTCACTATCAAATGTCTGCTGCTGACGCTAGTAACTACTACGGGCTGTCTCGTGCTGTTGCTGGTCGGTACGGTAGCCCTATTCCTGGAAGTCCTCTTGGTATCGGGTATCTTGAGAGACTTGCTGACAAAGTAGGCCGGGTAGCATTCTATCAGTACGTCGATAGCGGGAAGAGTGCTTCGACTGCTTCGGACATGACTCGTCGCGGACTAATGGGCGCGTCGATGAGGGTAGTCCTTAATGGCGGACGCAATACGGTGACTAACGCTGCGGCGGGGGACAGAAGTGCTGTTGGCTGGGAACGTATTGTTGAGGATCACCCCTGTTCCGATTGTGCTATGCGCGCTGCTTCTGGTGGTGTACGCAAGGAACGGCAGTTTGCGTTCCGAGCACATGATAATTGTACGTGCCTGGCTCGTGTCGTTTTTGAGGGCCAGCCGGGAAGTAATCAAGCCCTTGCTTCTGAGTGGGCGAGAGCAACATCAGGAAAGAATGGAAAGGACGCGATAGCGGCCTGGAACAAGTACTGGAGTGAGAGGAATGGCAGCACCGGGAACAGCGACGGCGGGGATCAAGCTCAGACAGAGACTACAGGCGAAGGGTCAGGCGATGCCGCCGTCGAAGACCAACAAGTCCAATTCGCCTAGATTTCCCATCAAGCAGCGGACGGGGCAGGACTCGCTGGCGTCGGCTATCAAGGCGGTCGGGCGGGCGCGGCCTAATACGCCGGCTGAGCACAACAAGGTCCGCGCCTACATCAAGCGCGTAGCTAAGGCTAAGGGATGGGGCTCGGACATCCCCGACTCCTGGGGCAAGAAAGGCGCAAGCAAGTGAGGCCGATGATGGGCGATCCGGTGACGCTGAAGAGTGGCATCGTCGGCACATACGTCGAGCCGGATGAGGAATCAGGCTGGCCGCTGGTCGAAGTTCCCGGCTTTGGTCTAATGGCGGTACATCCGGCCGATCTTGAAGAGGGGTGGAGTCGTGACGATCCCGGCTAATGTATCTGTCGGCACGATACAGGCGAACGTTACCTTCACAGACGACCAGATTCCGGTACAGCAGTCGGCGATGTACTTTCCGGTTAACAATGACGTTATCGTCACTGTACAGTATCCGACTATCGGGTCGGGCACCGGGTGCCAGTCGGAGTTCTACTACAAGGCTGACCGGACGACGCCGGACACGGACCCGTCAACCGTGTCGTATGCGGTTCCGGTTACCGACGATCCGCAGAATCCCGGCGCGACGATGTCTCAGTTCACCATCGATGCCGCGGACAATGCCGAGTCGGGGGCGTACTGGTGGAGGATCGATTTCCTCGACGCGGGCAGCAATAGGACCAGCGTCGGCTTCGGGCCGCTGATAGTGGAGGCTGTGTGATGGCGCAGAAGCCTGAGCATTCGAACATGCCGAAGCAGCTACTCGACTACTGGACTTCCGGCCCTGGCGCGGCCAAGCTACACTGGGGCGTACCCGGTGATTTCGATGCCTGCCGTACGATCGTCGGCAAGTACGTCTCGCCTGGCATGGTCGATGGAATGTGCGCAAACATCCATAGACACGCGACCGGAGGCTGGCCTGGGCACGCTCCAGGGCTGGAGCAGGCGCTCTCGGCCGCGAAGAAAAATCATTAGGAAAAGGGCTAGACTTTCCCGGCCCGGTAGGGTATACTCGCGGGAGAGCCATTGTAGGAGGGGTACGATGACTGAGTCGGCAGACAAATGGCCGGGAGCCCCTGGCCAGATGAGGACAAGGGGTGGTCGCCCGCCTCGCCTGGTACCGATGTCTGAAGGGCCGGTTGCCTTTGCTAACCCTCCTCAGACGATCACCGTACTCCCTCAGGAAATCGATCTTGTGATTTACGAGGGCGACGACTTCTTCATGGACATGATCGTCACTGACGCCAACAGCCAGCCAGTCGACGTGACGAATGCTCAGCCCATGAGTCAGATCCGGGATGCGCCTGATGGCAATCTTCTTGCGAGTCTTGTCATTACGGTCGACACGACCCAGACGAACCTGATGCACATACAGCTTCAGGCGGCCGACTCGAATGGCCTACCGGCGAACTGTGCCTGGGACATCCAGCTATCATCGCCTACCATTGTTACTCTTGCGCGCGGTACTGTTCAGGTACATCCGCAGGTGACGCTATGAGCGGGCCTCCGCTTCAGGTCACGGTATCGACGCCGCCTGTCCCAAGTGTCGTGGCTGTAAAGATTGATCCGATTCCACGTGCCACAGTTCTAAGGAACGGCCCGGTTCAAGTTGCGGCAGGCCCGAGCTTGCCACCTAACATTGTGGCTAACAGTAGTGGGCTATTTGTCTACTATGGCAATTACCCGGACCCGCCGCCCGGCCCCGGCATGCTGGCGGTTAACATCTTGTCGAATGCTGTTGATGCGAATGGCGATTGGTGGGTTGACCCGTACGGGAATCAGCTACTTGACTACTTTGTCGTCTACTCGGGTGACCCTGGTACTGCTGGCGTCCCGGTTAGTGCTATTGCGTACGGGTCAGACTCGATATACTACGCAGAGACGTCAGCTGAGGAAGATCCTGCTGCTGGCTGGGTTAGCTACAGCAGGATTAGTTTCTATCAGGATCGGATAGGTTTGCCGGTTATTGAGGTTAGCGATACCTGGGAACCGGGCGATGAGAATACTGCCTATTCTATCTGGCTAACTAATCCACCGCCGGAGACGACTAGTTTCTGGTACGCGGATGGGTATGGCCGGCCGAAGTGGTGGAATGGATCTGATTCACAGACAGCGCCGGTTTTGCCACAGCCGTCATTGGATAGGTCGTGGTCAGACCCGACTATCACCAACATAACTAACGGGACAGGGATTCAGGCAGCTACCCATCTGTTCAACACTAACGCAAATAGTGGTCAGACTCAGCCTGGCACTGGTAGCAATAAGATTGTCTACCCGAGTGGCATGACGTTCCGACTGCGGACGCGGTTCACTTGTACCTGGGAAGGGAACTCGCTTATGATCTACTTCGGTAGCAGCAGTTTCTGGTCGGCGAACCTGCTAGCGACGATTCCCGGTAGTTTCGCTGTTGCTGGTACGCAGTGTTACGGGTGGATGGAACTTGAGGTTACTACTGTTGATCAGGTCGGCACCGTTTACGCCGGATTGTCCGGAGCGATCACCGAGGGGTCCGGAGCGCTAGCCGGGGCGAACACGCTCCCGTTGAATAGTATGCCGGTAACGCCGTATGCGTATAGCCCGAGCGATCCTATTTGTATCGGCGTCGCAGCTGGCGGCAATAATGCGGCGCAGGCTTTGACAACGTACGGTTCACGTTTCACTAGGGTCGCGTAGGGAGGGGATGAGCGATGTCGGATACACTACTGTATGAGCCGTACAACGTCGTAGTCTCCGTGCCTACGGAAACTTACCGGGTCGGAGTTCAGGCACGGACGATGGGGCCTCCCGGCCCGCAAGGTCCGCAGGGCGAGCCCGGCATTCAAGGTCCGCCAGGGCCACAAGGTCAGCCGGGAGAGCCGGGAACTGATGGTGCTAATGGCCTTGACGGGGCGACTGGGCCTCCAGGACCTACCGGCGCGCAAGGTGTTCCTGGTCCGACCGGCGCGACGGGCGCGACCGGGCAGGATGGTGCGACCGGCCCGGCTGGGCCTACCGGCCTACAAGGACCACCCGGTAATGATGGCTTGCCGGGTGCGCAGGGCCCTGCGGGGCCACAGGGGGATACCGGTGCTCAGGGGGCTACTGGGCCGCAGGGTACCCCTGGTGCGACCGGGGCTACGGGTCCGCAGGGTCCTGCCGGAACGACCGGGGCCACTGGTCCTCCCGGTGCTACGGGCGCGACAGGACCACAAGGGGCAACAGGACCGGCGGGACCAGCTGGCCAGGGCTTCGAATGGATGGGCGTATGGTCGGCCGCGACTGCGTACGTCCTGGATGATGCCGTCTCCTATCAGGGCGGTAGCTACGTCTGTATCATAGCGAATACGGGGCAGGCCCCGGCTGTCGGCGGGAATACGTACTGGGCTGTAATGGCTGCGCAGGGAGCTACTGGTGCGCAAGGACCGGCCGGGCCTACAGGGCCTCAGGGAGCGACAGGCGCTACAGGTTCTCAGGGTCCGACTGGCAATACTGGCGCTCAAGGTCCTCAGGGTACT